TCACTTCACACCCCTACAGCATGAACCCTAACAGCTGGGAGTGGCAGACCGGTTAGGGGCCGGCTTTTCGGGAGCTACCCTAGCCACTTGATCATTCTACTACGATCTTGCCACGAGACTCACTGCGGGGAATCCGCCGAAAGGCAGCGGGTTTCCCTCACCGAAGCGTGGGATGCAGCCACGGCCCAGGGTGGCATCACATTCGTCCAGTTCTGGGTTGTCGGTGATGACGCCGTCCTTGGTCACGTAGGGCCCTGTGTAGCCGCAGTTCGGCCCACGGTAGCCGCCGGTGAGGCACCAGTGGCACAGCGTCGTGGCCTGGCGCCCGATGGACTCACCACCAACATCACCCGGGCTGGCAAGTTCCCAGGTAACCGTTTCCCCGTCCTCGTTCGTTTTCTGGTCGATGTACCAGACCTCGATCGTCTCCTGGGTTGGGTCGGCCTGAGGGTTGCCGTCGGGGAAATTCTCGGCGTCCAGGTACGTGCCCAGCGTGTGCCGCATGGTCAACTTGAACTCCAGCAGGTCGTCGAAGGCCAGGCAAAGCGCTGTGATCCGACCGTTGACGTTGCCCACAGAGAGCGTCGGGCGGATCGCCGTGCCGTCGCCGTTGGATTCGATGCCGTCTATTTGCATCGGCCAGGCGCTGTATTCGTTGCCTTGCCAGTAAATCGGCTTGGCCGGCAGCTCATCGGCCGCAGCGCCGGCGGCGATCAACTCGGCCGCCGTGTGCGGAATCGCGTGCCCATGAAAGCGCAGCACATCCGCGCCGTAGTCCGATCCGTCCAATTCGAAAAGCAGCACTTCGCTGCCAGGCTCGAGGACCTGGATATCACTGATCAGCGGCATGGTTGCCCCTTATGGCTGGAAAGCCCGATTGAAAGTGGCAGTGAGTTTGTAAATCCCGCCACCGATTGGAGTCGGAACTGGATTGATGCAGGTGAACAGACCCAGCTCCCCGAGCGGAGTCGTCCACAGGAAGGCCTTCGCTCCGGCGTGCCGATCCAGAAAGCCCATGATCTCCAGCGCCATGGCTTTCTGGCCGATGACCGTTATCGGGTAGAAGTCTTCCTTGTTGTTAGGCCCGTCGCCTGCCGTTTGCTTGTAGCCGCTACCGAACTGCGAGGTCCGCACCCGATAGGTGATCTCGGGCGAGTCGCCGCGCTGGGTGGGCCAGGTGAATATCTCGATGGCCATCAGCCCCTCCCGTTGATAACGCGCCAGATTGCGCCGCCTGGCTGCAAGCCTCTGGCAATTGCGATTTCTGCTTCAGCCTTGGCCGCTTGCTGGATGCCTTTGCCCATTTGGGTTGTGTCCTCCTGGGTTGTGCCGCCAGCGCCAGAAGTCTGGACCGATACAGCGACCGGGAAGTTGTACACGTTCCCCCCGCTACCTCCTCCACCGCCAGTTACCGCTCGCACGCCAAGCTGGCCGCCGGCCGTGCGAGTCAGCGGCATGATCGCCTCTTCCCCGGCCTCACCCATGATCCCGATCCCGCCCCCAGCCATGCCGAACGCTGTCGGCTTGCTGACCACGGAGTTGGTGAATGCGGCGCCATTGGCAAACATCTGCACGCCGCCCGACCAGGCGCCGCCCTTGGCCTGAATGCTGCCCGGGGTAAAGCCTGATAGGTCGCCGGAGTATCCGGCCTGGGTAGATCCAGCCGAAGAAGCGCCGCCGAAGTACGAGCCGGCGGCGGATGCGGCAAGGCCGAAGAGCGCGCTGAGCCCTTCCGACGCTGCCGTCCTGGTAGCAATCCGAGCCATGTCCGCCAACACCGACTTGGTGAAATCCGAAAACGAGCCCTTCCCGGTCATTGCGAAGTTGACGACGGCATCTTCCATCGAGCTGAAGGCGTTACCGAACAACGCATTCGTCTGGCCGGCAATGTTGCGCGCCGAATCCAAGTAGTTGGCCCACGCCGATGTCGCGCCCTTTGTCCAATCGCCCTGGGCGGCTTCAACATCTGCATAGTTCTGGCGGATTTGATCAGTGGCTTTTTTGTTCGCATCTGCGAGAGCCTGGGACTTGCGAGCAAACTCCTCATCCGACATGTTTCGCGTAGGGTCGGACCGCTGATTTTCAAGTTCCAGCACCTGCTGGGCGAACCGATCTTGCTGGCTGTTCAATTCACCGTTGAGCGCGTTCTGGCGATCTCCCTGGCCTACGCCCAGCACGGCGCGCTTGCCAGCCAGTTCTAGGGCTCGCTGCTGCTGGCCCAGCGCCTGAACGTAGGAACTGATCGCTCGCTCCTGCTTGGCGAGTCGCCCGGTTTCGTTGGTAGCCAATACTTCAAGCTGGCTATCCGCATCCTTTTGCGCCTTGATCATCCCAGCACGCGCATCGGCGATCTTCTGATCCAGCTGGATGCTCTGCGCGGCAGTTGTGGTCTTCTTGCCCTTGGCCGCCTCCAGAGCCGCAATCTCCGCCTCGTAGGCAGCGGTTACCTCGTCGCGCTCGTTACCGATCAGCGCTTCGCGCTTAAGCGCATAGTCGGCCTGGGAAACAAGTCCTGCTTTCTGCGCCGCGTCCAGTTCCTTCTGGGCATTTTTGTACTCTTCGGTGATGACCGCCAAGTTATTCTTGGCGTCGTTGAAGCCGGTCAAATCGACCTGCGTTCCGGCGGCCTTCGGATCTTTGAATTGATCGTTGATGTTCGCCAGGTTCTTGTCAATTACCGCCTGATTCAGGCGCGGGTCGTTGGGCGCGACCTTACGGATGTCCTCAATCTGCCGCTTGTACTCCTTGATCGCATCGTTGCGCTTCTGCTCATTCGTCCACGCAGACTTGGCGAGAGCATCGACCTTTGCCATCGACGACATGGCGTCGGCTTGGGCTTTAGCCTGCTCACCCTCCCATTTGGCGATATCCGCTTGGGCAGCCTTCTGATCCTCCAGCATGTTCAGACGATTCTGATAGAGATCGATCATCTCTTGCTTGTTCTGAAACAAGCCAACATCGCCGGACTGCGCCCCAGCCAAATCGCGCCGAGCCTGCTCAATGTCAGAATCGAGGTCTGGTCGGCCGATATTCTTTAGGCTGTCCGCCGCCCTGGCGACTGCGTTGTAACCCTTTTCCCAGAAACTCAGGTTCTCCAGGATCCGCGGGGTGCGCTCATTGATTGCATCGGCATACTGCTCGGTCGCCAGCTTCACAGCACCGGCGTGGTCGCCTTGCTTCTCCAGCGCAGCAATCTGCGAATAGACCGAGGCCGTCAGGTAGTGATACTGCTCGTTCAGCGCTGCCGATGCCTTCACCGGGTCGTCAGCAATCTTTGCGAACTCAGCGACCGTTTCCTTGGCAGCCTTGCCGGTGGCCTCCTGCATCGACACTGCAGCCTGGGTGATGCCGAGAAAGCTGTCGCCTGCGATTTTGCCGTTGTCCGCCAGCAGGGCCAGTACTTCAGCAGCCTGCCCTGTCGTCCCGACGGTTGCGCCAACCTGGCGCGCCATATCCCCCAGCTGATCAGCACTTTTTCCAGCAAAATTCCCCGTCAGGATCAGGGCCTTGTTATAGGTGTCTTGCTCCTCGCTGCCCCTGTGGTAGGCATAGGCCAAACCGCCGACGGCCGCAGTGGCGAGAGCCAGCGGTGCAAGGATAGCGAGCAGCCCTGCAGCGCCCGTTCCTGCTCCGGCGCCCAACTGGGCTACGGCGCGCACACCGCTGCCCCAATCGCCGGAAGAAAGCGCATTACCGAGCTGAACGACATTCTCCTGAGCTTGCCGAGTGCCGAGGCGCAGCTTGTCGAAGCCGGTAGCGGTCCTTTCGAGCTTGTCGTAGTCCTTGTCGATCTTGCTCAGAGCGCTGTTGTACTGGTCCTGGCTGATTCGCCCCTCGTCGAGATGCTTGCCCAATTGCTCAACTTGGGTATCCAGTTTGGCCAGCGCAGCGCGAGCAGGATCAATGGCGCCCAGCAGGCTGTTCAGGGCCTTTTGCTCATCCATGGCCGACTTGGCCAGGGCTACCTGCTGTTTGTCGAGCTGCGCCGAGATCTTCGCGGCCTCAGCCTCTCCATAGGCGCCTGTCTTGGTCAGCTTCGCCAGCGCGTCACGCTGTTTCGCCAGGTCTTGGGTGGTTTTAGCGCTGGTGGACAGCGACTTCTCCAGCGCCTGCATTTCGTTCATCAGCGAAACGGCGGACTGCTCGGCCCGGCCACCGGCCTTCGCCATGTCATCCAGGCTAGTTTTCGCCTGGATTGCATCGGCCGAGTCGATCTTGACGCCGAGTTCTGCAATGTTCATCGACTCACCTTGAATAAATGCCCGTGGTCAC